TCATGTTTTTTGTATGTAGATAAAAAACAGTAAAAAAATAATGTAATTAACGTCTATATTATCCACCTGTGCATGTCAATACTTACACCTAAAAAAAGTTAATTTTTTTTTATGTTGATAAATAAGCCTTATTTTACCTTATTTATAGGATATTATGGGACTACATAGGATTTAATAGGAATATGTGGGATAGAATTAGTCTTTATGAGTGGATAATTAAGACTGATTTGTTTTAAAATGAAACTCAAAAGACTTATTAACTTTTAAATTGTCTTTCTTTGTTTGTTGTTTCTTTTGTCTATAATTTTTATTGGTTCTGGCTTTGTATTGTTTACCTGCTTCAGTCCTTAGCCAGTCTTTTCTAGTAATCATTATATAAATAACTATCCTTTGTTGTGCTTGTTGTTGTCCTTTGGTCTATACTTAATGAGATACTTAAAGAGATACACAGAGTATTCTTTTTTTTTGCTCTCATCTAATAGTGTAATGTTAGTGATTGATTTACTTATGACCTTACCCCTGCAATGACCTCAAGGCGTGGCTGTGCGTGGCTCTGTGTGGCTTGTGGTGGTGCTTGTAGTGGTGCTTTTGGTGTGGCTAGGCGTGGAACTTAAAGAGAGCAACGCACACGCCCACAGGTGCAACGCAAAAAAACAGACTAGCTCACGCACACGCAAAAATAAAAAAAGTACGCCCACGCCTAGCATATACAAAGGATATACTATCCTATTGTGCTAAAAAATCCGCATAATGCCTGTTATTTTTACTTTGTGGCGAGTTTTTTAGGTCGTCTATAGGGGAAACTCACCTTTTCGTAGATACGAATACCCCCTCAGATTTTTCTCTTAAATATTTGCCATTCGTTCTGCCATTCGTTTGGCACGATTAGGCGTTTGTTTAGCCCATCTACTATCTAGCATTTCTACACTAGCTTGTTTGTAGTCCTCATCTTGTAGAGCTTTGAGCATACCCTTAAACTTAGAGACCCCGTAAGCACCCATTTGGTACACCATTTCAACCACAATGTTTCTTGCAGTTTCATCAATATTAGGACATATCATCAACAAATCTTCTGCTCCTGTAACAGCTCTAGCAAAGTCTCTTTCAAACAAGACTAACCAACCTGCGTGGTCTTTAGGTGGCTCTTCTCCGTCTAACATTTTGTGTCCATAGCCACCTGTAAGATGCCCTTCAGTACACTTGTAAACTTCTAATCTAAAGCCTTCTTCTTTCTTAATAGCTTCTTTTGTCTTTTCTAAATCCATCTGTCTTTTTCCTGAACCCTTCCTATGTTGTGTTCCATAAATTTTTCTAGTTCTTGGTCTAACAATTCTTCTTTGTGTTGATTGTAAGATAAGATTTGGTCTCTATCTAATCTGTCTACCCAATATTTAGCCGCCATAGCTAAAGCATCAATAGCATCATCATGTCTTAATGAACCTTTGTCTCTAGTTATCCTAGTCATCTGTCTAAACAACTGATGGTCAGGTTCTAGTTTAAAATCTTCATGTATCAGTAAGTCATCTACCACTAACCTGTGTGAGTTCATTAAAGGCTCAAGTGTGTCTATAATACGTTTTTCTTTTTGTGTATTATGTCTAACTTCTTCTATCTCACATGGGTGTATCTTTGCCATGACAGGTTTTAACAACTGAGTTGCCATACCGTCACCAAAGTTACTTTCTATGACTACATAGTTCACATCATTCTTCTTAGCTATGTTTGCTAGTCTAGCCATTGTATCTTCACTATAACCACCATCTAAAGAACCTATAGCAGTCAAATAAAGCACTCCATGAAGCATTTTAAGCACCGCATACGCTGTTTTGTCCGCTCCTCTACCTGAAGGGTCAATAGACATACATGTGCCTTCAAATGGCGTAAATTCTTCGCTCATCATCATAGGAGCTACAAAGTAATCACCTTTAAGTCCCACATTAGGTATATCAGGGTCTATAGCTTTCATCTGTTCTGGTGATGAAGCCCATTGTATCTTAGCAGGAGCTTCTTTCCATGTAGAACAACCTGAAGCTACAATTAAATCGTTTAGTTTTAATGGATACCTGTTGGCATCACTTAAACTAGTGTCCAACATAAATTGTAAGTTAAAACCTGAACGACCATAAGATGATAGTCTTTCCATTAGGTCAACATTATCAAATCTTTTAGGGTCAGTAGGTTCACCTTCTTTACCCTGTATAATGTCTGCTAATTTATGACCATAACTAATTTTTTGTGTAGCATTAGGTACTAACGCAGTCCAAATTTTTGTTTTAAAACCTCTTTCCTCTAATGTGTTATATAATGACATCTCATTTTGAGGAGTTCCTAAAAATATAATTCTACCAGTGTTAGGTTTAATAATTGCATCAAACTCTTTGACTGTCTCAGACAATCTATCTCTCATTAACTGTGTTTGGGAGTTATTAGCACTCTCTACGTCATCAGCAATAATGATGTCTGCTCTACTACCTGTTAACTGCCCTGTAATACCCATAGATTTAACTGAGGGTGCGTGAGAAGCTAATGCAGGTGCTACATCAAATGATACCTTAGAATGTCTTTGATTATCTCTAGGTATTAAGTGTTGTAACAATGGCATTTCACCTATTAGCCTTTGTGTAAAGGTACTAAAGTCATCTGCTCTAGTTTTACTAGCAGATACTACCAAAATATTTTTTTGAGGATTAAGAAGTAATTGATGACATACAAAGGCAGAGGTAATCCAAGATTTACCTACGCCCCTGAATGCTTCTATTACCAGTCTCTTTTCGTTTGACTGTAAATAATCCGCAATATCGAATTGTATAGGTGTTGGTTCAGGTAAGTTTAAATGCTTCCAACATAAATACAAAAAATTTTTAAAATTCTTTAATCGTTTATCCATTGTCAAATGGTACTTCGTCTAAAATGTTATCTTCTTTTTTAGATAAAGGTTCTTTACTGTATGTCTTGCAAACTTCTAAACATACTTTCATCTCTGAAGCAGTTAAGTCTTCACCAGATTTTAATTTTTTATAAGCATGGTTTACCAATAATTGTGGTAACTCTTGTAGGACAGTTTCTATTTTATTGTGGTCTTCCTTGTCGGTTGTATTTTTTAAAGGTACTTCCTTTATTTCTTGACTTGACATGTATTCCTTTTCTCTTTTTTGGTTTCTCTCTAGGTACGAAATGTAAAAATTTTTGTTTAGCCATTATTTATTTTGAATTATTCTTTTAATGGTTTTGCTTCCATCTACGTTTTCTTCTAACTCTGCTGTTACTTCACCACACATAAATTGTTTATTGTCCATACTCATGTTACGAGTAGCTTCACGTTTCATTTTAAGGCAAGTAGATAGACTGTCCTGTATTCTGTGTTCAACCAGTTGTCCGTTTATAAAAAGACAAAGAGCAAAAACTAATGATACCTGCATTAGTGGTCACCATTTAACTTTCCAATGTTTGCTCTAACACTGTCTTTTAACTTCTCAACATCAATTCTTAATCGTTCTACATCTGATTGAAGTCTTAAAATATTGACTTTATTAGTCATATTTTGTTCTTGGTTTTGTTCCAATTTTTCTACTTGTTGAGCTATGTGTTCCAACAACATGAATTGTTCTTGGTCTATAGGTAATTGTTTTGATGCCGCTAATAAATCTTGTTCAAATAATTGGTTTTTAGTTTCTAAACTATTTAATCTTTCAATAATGCCAAAATAAGCCCAAACACCTATTGCTACTGCTCCTACAATCGCAAGTAAATTTCTGATTGGTAAAGCAACTGAAGTATTTTCTGATATTTTCATTTAGCAACCTTACCTTTGTTAATACCTTTTTTAATAACATAATCTCTTGTACCATTAGCACCATGCTCAACTTCTTTTTTTAAATGACGAAAAACATTTTTTTCTTTTGCTTGTGTTTCTATCTTTTTTAAAAAACTTTCTAATGATTTAGTATCTCTCATTTCTTTTTCTTTTTAGATTTAGGAAAATCAAAAGTTAAAACTTCATCTAATTTTTCAAAAAGACTATCTACCCAACCAAAAAAATTATATAAAATTCTATCTATCATTTCTTTTTGAGTTTATTCATTGTAGTTACTCCAAATGAAGCTCCCACTATTGTTAAAATAATGTACCAAAACATAGGGTCAGCATTTTGTAATATTGCCCAACCACGTTCCATTGTGTCTTGTGTGTATGGAATAAAATGAAAAGCCATTAATAGTGTAAAGAAAACTACCAACCACTCGTCTTTCCATGAATGTTCTTGTTGTTTAATTTGTTCGATTGAAATTTGTGATACTGCGTCTAATTCTTTTTCTCTTACAATTTTATCTTTTTGTAATTTATGCTGAATAGCACCAAAAGTTTTTTCTGCTATAATTTTAGTAAGAGGATTTTTTAATAACGCTAACCACATCTTACATTGTCCAAAGAATTATTGACCAAAGCACAAATAATGTAAAAAGTTTTTTATTCGTGTTACGCCAGTAAATAACTGCTTTATCTCTCCAAGTTTTTACAGAGTATCCATATATTATCATACATTTTCCTTTTCTATTTCGTTACAAAAATAATTCATATAAAGTTTTTTTTCTTCAATAGGGTCTTTCATTTCAACTGAAAAATTTTGAATTAATTTACCTCCTGCTCCAACACACTCTGACCAACTATTAAACTCCGTTGGTAATGTCGCTGTGTTGTTACAATATCCTGTGATTGCCGAGCAAATGCTAAACGCTAGTATAAATTTCACTTAAACTGAAAAAACCCTATAATTCCAACAACTAATGTTCCAATAGCTAAGATAACTTTAAGTCCACCTTTACCCATAGAAACATCTTGTCTTAACGACTTAATTTCTTTTTTCATTTCATCTATAGATTTTAAAATGTTGTTCATTCGTTCAGCACAAAGTTTCTCATGTGATGAAAGTCTTACACCTGTAGCGACTTCGCTAAATTCTTTTGGTGTAATCTTTTTTCTAGGCATTACCATTTACCTTTAGGACATTTAAAAAATGGCATTGTTGTTTTAACTGCTACCCAACAACCACAAACTTTACATATACCTTTTTCGTGGTGTTCACAGTTTTTACAAATATTCATTTTTTCTTCTCTATTCATTATTTTATAAATATTGCTACAGAATTGCTTGAACTACCTGTTCCCCATTGAACACTACCAGCAGAAGCATTTGATGTTCCTGTGTATGGGTGTAGGTTTGTATAAAGACCAGTATCACCAAAAGTAAAACATTGGTCTGGTGGGTCGCCATTTACAGGTGAACCAGTAATAAATGTACCCCCAAGATGTGATTGTACCCAATATGATGTTGCGTGTCCACAAGGTGTACCACTACCTGCATATTGACCTACTAATTCAAATGAACCATTTGCATCACTATCCATATACCATCTATTAGTACCCGATACTGTTAGTGTTGTTCCAAAGTTAGATAATGAACCACCTACAATTTCAAATTTTCCAAAACCTCTGTTAGTACCACCACTATCTCTAAATAAATCATCTGAAGCACCACCATCACTTATTGTTAATAAAATACTATCGTTAGTACCATTTGATTGTAATGCGTGAATATCGGTATTAGATATTTTTCCACTATGTAATGATTTCAAACTTTGTGTCCAGTTACTTCCTGAATTTACAGCACTTGAATTATTTAAAATATTTTGACCATTATAGTATTGAGCAATTTTTACCCAACCACCACCATACTTACTATTAACAACATAGGCTTGAAATGCTGTTCCACTTCCACCACTAGGTTGAAGCCAATATGTTCCATCTGTAGTAATACCTAATGCAACTAAATCTGCACCAGAACCAACTGCCAATGCTTGTGTTGAACCATCTGGTATTTTAGTTAAAATACTAAATATTCTATCTACATTTTTAGAATTTGCTGTTGCTCTTAAAGTAAATGTATCTGTAGTATCTGATGAAACATTATTTGCAGTACCAGTAATTGCACCTGTAGATGAATTTAAAGAAAATCCTGCACCAGATAAAACTGAAGTTGTTTCAGAATAAGAAACTGTTTCACCATCTGGGTCTGTAGCTGAAACACTAAAATTTGCTGATGTGTTTCTTGCTACTTGTCCTAAAGAACCACT